CCACCGGGCTGGCCGGCGGTCCCCCCCGGGTCGGGCGGGCGGCCCCTCTGGCCGCCGGTCTGCCGCCGGACAGCCGCAGCATGATGGTGCTGCATGGGCAGAAACTGACCCTTGCGCAGACCCTGCAGGCGGCTGAACTAGACACCCTGCAGGCCATCTGCTGGCGCATCGGACGGCTTGCGTATGCGGACGAGAAACCGCCCACATCCATTCTGAACACCCTGCTGGGCAAGACAGAAGCGGAATCCGAGGACAGTCCGGTGCAATATTTTGACAGTCCCGAGGAATTTGAGGCGGCGATGCGCGCCGCAGAAGGAGGTGAACCAGATGGCAAACGGCATTGAACTGGCAAAGGCTTATGTCCAGATCGTGCCCTCTGCCGATGGCATTCAGGGCAGCATCAGCCATATCATGGGCGGCGAGGCATCCTCTGCCGGTGAAAGCGCCGGCACGCTGCTGGGCACAAAGCTGGTGGGCACCCTGAAAAAGGTGATTGCTGCTGCGGGCATCGGCAAGATGATCTCGGATTCTCTGAACCTTGGCGGCGCATTGCAGCAGAGCATCGGCGGCGTGGAGACCCTGTTCAAGGAGAGCGCCGATACGGTCAAGGCTTACGCTGCACAGGCGTACCGGACGGTAGGTCTGTCCGCTAACGACTACATGGAGCAGACCACCAGCTTTGCCGCCAGTCTGCTGTCCAGCGTGAGCAAGGACACCAACGCCGCTGCGCAGCTGGCCAACATGGCCATGGTGGACATGGCCGACAACGCCAACAAAATGGGCACTGACATGGCATCCATCCAGAATGCCTATCAGGGCTTTGCCAAGCAGAACTATACCATGCTGGACAACCTCAAGCTCGGCTACGGCGGCACGAAGGCAGAGATGCAGCGGCTGCTGACCGATGCAGAGAAGCTTTCCGGTGTGCATTACGAGCTGGGCAATCTGGCCGATATGTACAGCGCCATCCATGTCATCCAGACCGAGATGGACATCACCGGCACCACGGCAAAGGAAGCCGCCACCACCCTGACCGGCAGCTTTGCAGCCATGAAGGCGGCAGCGCAGAACGTACTGGGCGACTGGAGCACCGGCGCAGACCTGACCGCGCCCATGCAGGCGCTGGCAGATACCGCCCGCACCTTTTTGCAGGGTAACCTGCTGCCCATGATCGGCAACGTGCTGGCGGGCATCCCGCAGCTGGTATACGGCCTTGTGCCGGAGGTACTCCAGACCGGCACGGAGCTGGTCAGCAGTCTGGCGGCGGGCTTTGCGCAGGGTATCCCGGCGTTTCTTTCCTCTGCCCTGCCGCAGCTGCTCTCCTTTACCGAGGAGCTGCGCGCCAACGCGGGGCAGTTTGTGGATGCGGGGCTTAACTGCATCACCCAGCTGCTCAACGGCCTGATTGCCGGTCTGCCGCAGCTGATCGCCTATGTGCCGGATATCATCATCAACATTGCGGGCATCATCAACGACAATATGCCCAAGATCCTTGCGCAGGGTATCTCCATCATCGTGCAGCTGATTGCGGGCATCATACAGGCCGTGCCTTCCCTGCTGGCCAACTGGAAGAAGATTCTGCAGGCGGTGCTGTCGGTGATCTCTGCCATCAACTGGCTGAACATCGGCAAGAACATCCTCACCAGCGTGGCAAACGGCGTAAAGAGCATGGGTTCCAGCATGCTGACCGCCTTCAAGGGCGGCTTTTCCAGTGCGCTGAGCTGGATCAAGAGCCTGCCCGCGCAGGCGGTGAAGTGGGGCAAAAACCTGATACAGAGCTTTATCAAGGGTTTGACCGGCAAGGGCAATGTGGTGAGCAATGCTGCCACCGCTGTCACTGCCGGTATTTCTTTGGCCGAGACCGCCAGCGGCAAACAGGACAACTGGGCTGCCAGCTGGGCAAGTTCCAACACAAGCCTTGGCAGCAGCGCCCAGACTATGGCAGAGATTGCCATCCCGGCCTATACCAAGTCCGGGGATGCTGCCGCTGCGGCGGCATCCAAAGCCGCTGCGGCAGCGTCCAAGACCGCCACAGCGGCCTCTGTGGTCAGCTCCTACGCCGATACTGTCACCGAGGTGCTTGGCAAGGTCACCCGCACCACCCAGACCACCGACGAGGTGCTCTCCAACGGCCAGAAGCAGCAGAAACAGACCATCACCGAGACCAGCCGCCAGCTGGTGAACGGCGTGCTGAAGGCCATCAAGACTGTTACCACCATCGGCGCAAACGGCAAAAAGACCGTGCAGCAGACCATGGAAACGGTGCGGGAGCTTGCCTCCTCCGTCACCTCCACGAGCGAGGCGCTGGTGAACGGCATCCGTACCGCCACCCAGACCGTGACCGAGACCCTGACCGACGGCACCGAGAGCCAGAAACAGACCATCACCAAGACCTACACCGCCATCATCGACGGTGCGCTGCGCACGGTGAAGGAGGTAAAGACCATCGCCGCCGACGGCACCGAGCAGGTGGCAAAAACGCTGGAGGAAGCCTCCTCCAAGAACTTCTCCGGCCTTGTGCAGGGCTGGAAGAAGGAAGCCGACAAGGGCGTGCTGGGCACCTTCAGCACGCTGATCTCTGCCGTAAAAAGCAAGGACTGGAAGTCCATCGGGCAGTGGGTGCTGTCCACCCTGTACAACGGCCTTGCACCGGAAAGCCAGAAGCTTATTGACGACTTCGGGCTGAACCTCATCCAGCAGCTGAACAAGGCGCTGGGCGATAAGATCAGCGACATTTCGCAGAAGGCGTGGGATATCGGCAGCAGCATCGCGGACGGTATTGCCAAGGGTCTGGGCAATGCACTGGGCAAGGACGGCGGGGTGCAGGATATCCTGAACGGTCTGAACGTGGATATCTCCGACGTCGGCAGCAAGATCATGAGCGTGCTGGGCACCATGGGTACCAGCATCGGTACGTTTGTTTCCAACGCGGGCACGAACATTGCCGGACTTGCCGGGAGCATGGGCAGCCTTGGCACGATCGTAGAGAGCATCGGCGGAGCGCTTGGACAGGTTGGCACACTGATCATGTCGAACCCGGAAGTCGCCGCCATCGTGGCCATTGTAGCGGGTGTTGTGGCGCTGGGCGCTGCACTGTTTGCAAAGTTCGGCAAGAGCAAAAAGACCACCAGCACGCAGAAGGCGCACTCCTACAAGGACATTCAGGACGCCTACTGGTACGGCAACGAGCGCGCCTTTGCTGGCTACGATTATCGCACCGATCCCTACGTCATGAACCCGGACAACAACGCCATGCTGGCATATCAGGCCAAAATGCAGGCGCAGATGGAGCGGCTCTACGGTGTGGTGGAGAAATATCTGCCGGAAGCCGGAAACAGCGTGATCGCGCTTGACGGCGAGCAGGTAGGACGCATCATTACCCCCAGCGTAAACAGAAGCCTGGGAGACCTTACGGTGCTGAGCGAACGAGGAAACTGATATGTACGAGATCTACGCATACCCCTACGGCAACCCGGACGCAAAGCTGCTGCTTTATCGTCCCAACGACCCGCAGGCGCTGGTGCTGTCCCCCAAGCTGACCCGCGAGGTCAGCAAGGGCGGCAGCCTTGTTTTTACCATGACGCGGGATCATGCACAGTACGATATGCTGCAAAAGCTGAGCACGGTGGTGCAGGTGCGGCGGGATGGCAAAGAAATCTGGCGCGGACGGGTGCTGAAGCACGAGGCCGATTTTTATAACCGGCGGGTAGTGTACTGCGAGGGCGCGCTGAGCTATTTCAACGATTCCTCCATCACCCCCTTCAACTACAAGGGCACGCTGCGCCAGTTTTTGCAGCACCTGATCGACGCACATAACGATCAGGTGAAAAGCAAGATGAAATGCTTCCAGCTTGGCACCGTGACGGCGGCGCTGGGCAACCTTGTGGTGCAGTTCGGCGATGCCGACCAGTACGGCGTTGGCGAGGACTACGGTAAAGTGTGGGACATTCTGGACAAGCTGGTGCTCAAGGTGTTCGGCGGTTACTTCTACTGCGGCTTTGACGCGGCTACCGGCTACAACGTGCTGAACTACTGCGACCAAGCGGTAGAAGCCAAGCGGCAGACCGCCCAGAAAATCGAGTACGGACGCAATCTGCTCAACTTGAGCGAAACCACCGATGCCACCGACCTGTACACCCGCATCTACCCTATCGGCAACAAGCACACGGTGGACACCTCCAAGTGGTACTACAAGCTCATGTGGTGGCGGGACACCTCCAAGGATAAGCACGAGGAGCGCTGGGGCATCATGGAAACAGATGCCGCTACTGTTGCGCAGTATCTGCCTGCATCGGGCTACTCCTACAACTTGGAAGAGGGCTGGATTCAGAACGATGCAGCCGTGCAGAAGTTCGGCATCATTACCCGCATTGTAGAGCTGGACACCGACAGCGCGAACGACACCTTTGCAGCCGGTGTGCAGGCATTGCAGCAGAACTACGCCATGAAGACCAGCTACGTCATCCGGGCAGTGGATCTTGTGGATGCAGGCTACGACACCGACCGGCTTGATTTTTCCATGTACTCCCACATCGTCAGCACCCCGCACAGTGTGGATGCCGTAATGCTGTGCACAAAGCTGGTAGAGCTGCTGGCAAAACCTGCGCAGAAAGAGTTTACCTTTGGTATGACCCGCCGCACCCTGACCGACAGGCAGGTGGCCAACCTGGGCACGACCAATCTGCTGCAGGAAAGCGCCTATGCTTCCGAGAAATACCATCAGGACATGCTGAAGCGCTTGTTTGCCTACAAAAGCAGCACAGACAGTAAGCTATCGGATATCTCCAAGGGGCTTTCGAATGCTGTCGTGAAGATGGGAGATCTGCAGAACCAGATCGATGATAACATCACCAGCTGGTTCTATGCCGGCACGCCCACCGCTGCAAACGAGCCTGCAAAAAACTGGACGACCGACACCGCCAAAAAGCAGCACATCGGCGATCTGTATTACGACAAGCTCACCGGTCTGGGCTACCGCTGGGTGCTGGATGGAAGCACCTACAGCTGGACCGTCATCCGTGACACCGGCGTGGCGAAAGCTCTGGCAGACGCTGCTGCGGCACAAGCCACCGCAGACGGCAAGGTGCGCTGCTTTGGCGTAACACCCGCCCCGCCCTATGATGTAGGCGACATCTGGATGCAGGGCGACGGCGGTGATATCCTACGCTGCCAGACCGCCCGCCAGTCCGGCAGCTATCAGGCTGCTGACTGGGTGAAAGCGTCTAAGTATACCGATGACACCGCCGCAAATCAGGCAAAGCAGGATGCAGCCGAAGCTGCCAAAACTGCCACGAACTTTCTGGAGTTCACCCCGCAGAACGGTCTCATCGTCCGGCACGATTCTCTGCCCGGCAAACGGGTACAGATCCTGAACGATGGTATCCGGGTCATGGATGGCAGCAGCATGGTCAATATCCAGTCCAACGCCATCTCCATTACGGACGGCATGGGCAGCTGTTCCATCAGCAGCGGTGCCATTACGTTCAACGGCATTCGAAACAAGCAGGAGCTCTGGTATAACAGCGAAACGACTTTTGGTGCCCAGACTATCCGACCGAGCGGCCTGTCCAGCTACTCTGCGCTGCTGATCCTGTTCCGCAGCCAAAAAGGCGGGACGTGGTTCGCGGGAGGCGGCAATGCCGGACTGGTCTCTATGATCGTGCCCGTGAACGGCGTGGAAATGAGTATGGTGTACCCATGGAACACCGTGCACAAACGCAGCGTGACCGTATATGACGACCGTATCGTGTTCGGCAGCGGGTACGAAAGAACCTCTAGTTATTCAGGAACGACCGTTCTGGGTATCTGGTCTTTCAACCTCCAAAATCCAGGCGGTGACGGCTGGTCAGAAGATGCCGGTATGTGCGTACCGTACAAGATTTATGGGTTTATGTAATGAAAAAAGAAGGCTTTAAGTATCTGGCAAAGGTCTGCTCTGATGGCAGACTGTACAATGGCGCATGGTACCATATCAGCTTTTTGCCCGTACCTGAGCCCAACGAGGCTGTTTTTGACGAATTTCCCGAGACTGGAAACGGCACGAGCTGCAGCGACTATGTATGGGACGGCAAAAAAATAATCTACAGCCCGCCTGAGTCTCCCGCCGCTCCAGTACCTGCAGTGCAGATCGCTGATGACGGAACCGAGGTGACCTACACATGAGAGACTATGCCGCGCTGGAAGCGCTCGCCGCCCAAAGCCCCCGCCTGAACGATATGCGTATCACAACGCCAAAGGGCACGCTCTCCATGCGGTCGGACTTTGGCTTGTGGCTCAAGCGCGACTCTCCACAGATCGGCAAACCGGAAACCGATTCTATGCTTGTTGAGGTGCCCGGCGCAGATTTTCTACTGGATCTGACCCGCTCGGTGGATGGCAGCGTACACCACAAAAAGCGGAATATCTCGATGGAGTTTATCTGCGACCGTCCTAAAACACAATGGGCATATATCCGGTCTAGGTTGGAAGCGTTGCTGCAGGGGCAGTGGCTGCGTTTCTACTTTACCCGGGACGGCGAGGTCTGGGCTGGGCAGCTGGACGTAGAGATGACCCCCGGCGAGGATAAAGCTGCCGTAAAAATCACCGCAACCTGTGACCCATGGCCGAAAGACCGCATTCCAGATCAGCCCGACCCTCCGCAGCCGGATCCACCGACGGACACGGCTTCTGCTGTACTGGGGCAGGCAGTCCTTGGAAAAATGATCTTAGGGAGGAACGAATGAGCTACGAAAAACAAAACTTTATGGACGGCCAGACCCTGACGGCTGCCCACCTGAACCACATGGAGGAGGGCATTGCAGCCGCCGGCGGCCTTACCGCACGTT